TATTACAGCTAGTCTCTAGACACTAGAGCTTAGCTTGCGCTAGGCTCTAGCAATGTAGTGACTAACCAGAGAGAGAGAGGATAGAGCAATGACTAAGAAAGACTATGAGAAAATCGCCAGCGTGCTCAGTTTAGGTAAGATTGAGTGTGCTGTGCACGGATTCGAGATTGACCCGGCAGAGGCACGCGCCTACATGGTGGGGGCTAGGGAACAATGGCTTGGGCTTGTCAATCGCGTCAGTGCAGTTATGGCGGACGATAACCCGCGCTTTGACCGCGCTAGATTTCTGAAAGCATGCGGCCTGTAGTTGAACATTGATCCGGGGGCTGATTCAGCCCCTTTTTCAATGCTAACTAGATTCACTAGAATTAGCAGAAAAACAGGCAAAATGAGGTAAATATCATGCTTTTTCATGCAATTATGAACGAAAACACCGGCGCTTTTGAAGCGCAGGATTCCGAGGAAGAGAACACGCCCGCCGAAGTCGTGGAAGCAAACGCGGACGGCTTCAGCGTCGAAAATACGGCTGATATCGTGCTCGAAATGAACGCTATTGATAGCGTGAAGTCCGGCACGTTTAACAAGCTTGTATGCGTCGCACTGCATATCGTCGGCGAGTCAGGGATTGTCAATGTTCCTGCCCATGAATTGCTTGCGGTGCATCTAGACTTGGCAGAAGAATCGGCCATTCTTCAGACTGTCCAAGATCCTGAGCGGTATGCGAAAGGGGACAAACAGGGCAAGATCAAGACGGCGCGTTACCTGTCAAAGACTTACCAGCACGCTCGCAGTACGTTGATCAACTACCTTGAAAACGGCGGTTCACTCACGGACGAAGAGGGCAACGTGAAGGGCAAGACCGCCATTGAAAAGGAAAAGAAAGAGGCTAAGGATGAAAAGACTCCGGAGGAGAAGCTCGCAGCATTGGCGCAGACTGTCAAAGCATTGCTTGATCAGTGCGAGTACCGCAATTATGAGTATAACCGCTTCATAGCGGCTATTTAAGGGCACACTATGGACACACAAGAGTTAGACGTAGTGGAGATTATCGAACTATCTGAATTAGGATGGCTCTTGATTGACTGTCATACGGGAGAGGAGGATTGGCAGGACTGGGAATTGTACGATTTGTTGCGGGAGGATTGAGTTATTAGTAATATAAATTAGAGTCTATCCCTAAGATAGACTCTAATATTACATATAGATTATATATTCTATAGTCTATATATAATATTATATATAAGGGGCAATAGGTGCCCCGTGGAGTGTGCAACAAATGATTAGGAATAAATGGTTTCAACAATTTGTCCAATTCCTACTGTCGGTAGGACTGTGGTCCTACGCATGGGAAACCATCCATGGTTCCCTATGGAAGTGTATAGGTTTTGGCGTGGTTCTTGTGTGCTACGCTGTATCCAATTGGTTCGAGGGTAGATACTGCAAATGATTGACCTAGTAGCAGTGCAACACGCTTGCAACATGCTCGCAAAGCGGGCAGGATTGCGGGTGGAGTATGTAACGGAGCAAATGTTCTATACGGAACCGGGAGGCAGGCTGATAGTCCAGCGCCCTAGTGTTAGCTGGAATGAATCCCAATTGCGTATATGGCGCAATGCAGTGTGTCATGAAATTGGGCACTGGCTGCCGGAAGTGAGAGACATATTTCCGTTACTGGTAAAGAAAAAGATTAATACCCGTGACGTTTTCGGTGCGTGTTTGAATATCGTGGATGATATCCGCAACGACCGAAATCGGTGCAACGTCTATCCCGGTACTCGGCAGGATAAGATATTTACTACCGAGTATCTCATGAGTGCCAACTGGATACCCATGATCGTCAAGGGGGAGGGTAACAGGGAGTTCCCTAACCGCATCATTAACACGATGGTGTGCGCCAGTGTAGGCGTGCTGGCGTATGATGATGCTCCCCTACATAAGACATTCAGCAGTGTCCGCACTGTGCTCGACGATGAGCAAAAGGCATGGATAGATACCATGCTTAAGGATGGCTGGTTTGACCGGTGGTACGCCTTAGACACTGCCGAAAAGGAATGGCAGTTTTGCAAGGATATCTTGAAGGAAATTTTCAAGATGCCCGACTCTGAGGTTGATCAGATGGCGGACCAAAAAGGCCAGCCCGATGATGGGGACGGTGAAGAATCAGATGGAGATGGTGAAGCCGATGGCGACGACGACACTGGCGACAGTGACGGAGACGGAGAGAAGGAATCAAAATCCAAAAAGAAAGTGATTAATAAAAACATTGTCACTGTCAAATATGAGGAAATGCTAGGGCAAAAATCCCATGATAAAAAGCGTAAGGTAATTGCGGGTATCCATATTGACTATAACGGTTACGCCGAAGGCCGCTATGATCCGCATACCCCTGATTCAACTAAGATAGGGATGGCTGAAGAGCTATCGCCCCATCCCGGTCAGGATTACCAAGTACGCTGGATTGAGAACAGCATTGAACAGTCTAACGTGGACACGATTGCGAACAAGGCACGCAGGTTTCTGCAAACGGAGACGCGCAAGCATTACAACTGCAATCAGCGGGAGGGCAAGCTCGACACCCGCAAGCTAACCCGCATTGTCACGCATGACAAGAATAGTTCTCTTGCACCTGCCATTTTTAAGCAGACTGCGCAGAAGGCTGCGCTTGATACGTGCGTGTCGGTGCTGGTGGACTGTAGTGGTTCCATGGAGCATGAACAGAAGTACCCTCTCGCAGTAGCGGCGGCATGGGGAATGGTGGAGATATGCGAAACGCTACGCATACCGATTGAGGTAGCGGCATTCTCTGAATACGGGCCGTCTGACAACTATCACATTATCCTTAAGGAATTCGCAAGAAAGGTTACTAAGGAAACAATGATAGATAGGGGTGGTCGTGCTGCCAACCTTATGCACTCAAATGCCGACGCAGACAATATCCTGATCGCGTACAATCGGATACTGCAACGCAGGGAGCCCAAGAAGTTGATTATGGTTATGTCCGATGGTTCGCCCGCTAGTATGCGGGGAGACTGCATGACATTCACCAAGCAGGTAGTCAAGAATATTGAGAAAGACCACTATGTAGATATCATGGGTGTAGGAATACTGGACAGTAACGTCCGCTTGATATACTCTAATAATCGAGTTATAGAGACGGCAGAACAGATACCGGAATCTCTTATCGAGATTCTTAAAGCTAACGTAATGGTTAAGAAGTGAAACCAGAACAGGTAATTCTTATACAACTTGAATTTGCCAAAATGTATGGCGCGTCTAAGGAGACATTGAAGAAAATGGCTAGCAATAACAATCAGTCGTGGGAAACCCTTGTAACCGACAAGATCAAGGAAAAGATGCGGCAGGAAAAGGAAAAGCAGACTGTCGGTGGTAAGGTCACTGAAGAGGTAATGAAAAAGACCAAGGCCACGAAGGCACCTGAATTCTTTACTGGTAATGATTACCCTGACAATACCGGGAAGGTGCTGCTGTCCAGTCTTGTCCCGTCGTGGGACCATATCCGGGGCACCTTTGATCCTTACGTCACGGTGTACACTCAGGACGCCTACAGTGAGGCACAGGCGACGTTCATCCCTGACCCTATGGTAGGGTATAGGCCGAATCAGGAATCTCTTGCACAACTTGCCTATGCGATTGAGAGTACCGACCTCCCGACATGGCTGTCGGGCGATGCCTCAGTAGGCAAGTCCAGTCTGGTGCAGTATTACTGCCATTTGACTGGTCGCCCGTTTCGCCGTGTCAACTTCAATGGTCACATTACATCGGAAGATATCCTTGGTAAGCAGAGCTTCAATGGCGGTGAGCTTAAGTGGCATGACGGCATCGTGCCCGAGGCAATGCAGATCCCGCATGGTATTCTGTTACTTGACGAACCCACGGCGGCACCTGCCGAGATTCAACTTTCGTTGCAGTACGCCTTGGAACGTAATGGTAAACTTTTGCTTACTAATAAACCTTGCGATAGCAAGGATGCCTTTGTAGTTCCTGCCGATGACTTTCACTTCGTGCTCGCCGATAACACGGTAGGCATGGGCGATACTACGGGGCGGTTCATCGGCACGCAGCCGCAGAACACGGCATGGCTGGATCGCATGGGTACATTCTTAATGGTAGACTGGCTGCCCGCAGAGGACGAACAGAAGATGCTTGTAGGTCTGTATCCTGCAATCTCTGATTACCTTGCAAGTAAGATTGTCAGTACTGCTAATCTCCTGCGCAATGGCATGAAGCAAGGTAACCTGTCGGTCTGTATGTCAATGCGCGTCACTCAAGCATGGTGTATGCACGCCAGTAACCTCCGGGATATCAAGCAGGCATTTACCATGGCGTTCTTGAATCGCTTGGACAATGCCTCAGAGCGTGAAGCGGCAGAGGAAGTTTACCGTAATATCTTCGGATAAAAGGATTACTAGTAAGGGGCAGGGACGCCCGAGGATTATATTATGATAGTTTTAGTAGGTGCTTATAAAGAAAAAGGTGTAGTAGGAGAAAGGTTTTTCTTAAAAAACCCAGATACAGAACAAGTATTTCACCTCAAAGACAAAGAAGCTGACGAATTGCTATACTGGTATATCACAGTGGTGCTCGGGCGAAATCCCAAGCCGGGCTACTGGCCCCTTGAGTTACCAAATTGAGGTAGACTAAATTGAAAGTTGAAATAGGAATAGGTGGGGGTTTATCCTTTTATGTCCTAAAATATGGACAAGGAACACTTAGAAATGTACTCAGAGTTAAAAAAAGCACAGATCCGGAAATGTTCATATGGCTTACCCAATATCTTTTAGATCAGGGCCATGATCCTACTATAGAGCATAAATGGTACGAGGTAGAGCTATGAAAATCTGTGTAGGTTACGTTGTTCTTTCTAATAAGAACGAGATATATGTATGCCCATACAGCCATACAGAGAATAGTGGCTTACATTTTTGTGAACTAAGTGACCGGGCGGTTGCTTCAGACTTTCGTCTTACTGATCCTCTCTTAATAGAGTTTATAAAAAATAACGCAACTCCTGAATTGAGCACAGAAATTTGGAGCATAATAGAATTAGATGACTAATAAACTTTCACACGACGAATTTGTATCTTGCGCACCCGAGCAGCCCGGTTCAGTGCATGTTCACCATTGCAAACAAGGCCCGGGCAAGAACAAAATGTATGTAACGAGGTTGGATAATGGAAACATCATTGCTTTTTGTCATCATTGTAATTCAAGTGGTTTCTACGGCATACGTAATAACGCTAATGCAGCAAACAGTACGGATGCTAGTTCCCATATACGCGTATCAAGCTTTCAAGGCAAAGGAGGATATGGAAGTGCACCTTTCAGCATCCCGGCAGACTCCGAAGGACGAGCCCTCGTCTGGCCCAAGGAACCCTTAGACTGGGCAAGGCAGTATCTTACCCTTGATCAGTTATCAGACTCTCCCTTGACGTACAGTGCGTGTGAACAGGCACTTATATTTCCTATGATCAATGCCGACTATCCCCATACATTAGTCGGATTTCAGTTAAGGAAATTTCCAGAAAGCGAACCTAAGTATTTGACTAATAGGAATAATTCACTTGCCCTTGACACGCCCATAGACCCTTTCTATACTGCACTGTCTAAGACATTAGTGATTACAGAGGACTGGATATCGGCCTATAAGGCCGCTCTTGCAGGCTATGATGGACTCCCCTTAATGGGGGCAAACCTACGTGAGAGTCAGTTTGTACACCTACTGAAGTTCAAATATGAGCGGTATGTGATTGCACTAGATAATGACAATCCTTTGATCCGTAGGCAGCAAAGGACACTGGACACTAGACTGTCAGGTTATGCCCCCACTCTTCTACTTAAACTTACTAAGGATTTAAAAGAATATTCCTTAGATGACATTAAGGATCTGATAGAATGAAACTATACAAGTTCGTGACTGCTAATTATATTCCGCAAGAGAACGCGTATCTAACTGTTCACCCCGACGTGAATATGTACGAGATAGAATTATGAAAGTCTACATAGTATGGGTCTGCGATTGGCCTTGTGAAATGGTTTTTATAAATGACATAGCCCCAAGAGAAGAGGAGCACAGTAGGCAACGACTTGTGTATAAGTATCAAAATTTTGCAGATACTAAAACCGTCTATTTTAGAAAGGAAGACGAGATCAGAAAAATAATTGATTACTTCGATCTAGAACCTGACTTAGTTAAAGAGATAGAACTATAATATGGCATACAATACTTTTTGCATGGATTTGGTACTTCAACTGAACAAGCCCGACATGGCTAAGTACCGTTCTATTATTACTACTAATAAATTTATTCCAGAAGAAGTATTGGAGGTAATCAATAGTATTGAAGAATACTGTACTTTCATAGGTGCAGACTTAATTGCAGACTGGTACTCATTCTCTAATTGGTACAACTCTTGCAAGGTATCGAAATGGAACGTACAGATTACTGCCCTATGTTCTGCTCTCGCACTGCACGTACAGTCAGGATCTGGCGATGCCATCCTGCAAGCTTTCATTGATAAGAAGTATGCCGAGGCTATTTCTTTGGAGGCAGATGAAGTCTATTCTGCCCCACCTGCTAAGTACCATCCCAATAAGGGGGACTCCATACAAGCCCTTGTAGACGCCTACAGGGCCGAGTCAGTACGGACCAATAGGGAGGTAGCAGTACAGGAGAGTTCGTCCGTCCTAGAGGCTCTCAAGAGCATTAAACGTAGTGGTTTAAGCTGGCCTCTGGCCTCTCTTAACAATATTATTGGTCCTATCAGCAAAGAGTTCATCATCGTTGCCAGTAGACCGGATGGAGGTAAGACTACTTTCATGGCCCATACTGCTCAACACATGGCACAACAATTGCAAGGGGATAAGGTAGTACTATGGTTCAACAATGAAGAAGCTATTGACAGGGTAAAGAACCGAGTAGTACAGAGCACACTAGGTGCCAGTGAAGCAGACATTGACAGTGATCCTATCACTGCGAATCACCAATATGAATCTATTATTAATAATAAGATTATATATATAGAAGATAGTACTTCTGTAAATAAGATAGAACGTATGATATCTAAATATAATCCGGGATTAATTATTATAGATCAGTTATATAAAGTTAAGGGTAGCTTTGGGTCCACCGAAATGGAGGCTGAGCGGTTTCGTCAACTATGTGAATGGGCTAGGAACATAGGTAAGCATGTAGCGCCAGTGATAGTCAGTAACCAACTTGACGCAACGGCAGAGGGTGAGAAATGCCCGCCCATGAATACACTCTATGGGTCTAAGACAGGTGCTCAGGGCGAGGCAGACTGTATTGTCATGATAGGAAGGGACTTCCACACGCCTGATAAGCGGTATTTGTACACGCCTAAAAACAAGTTGACTGGTAGAGTACAGATGGCAGAGGTATTACTAGATCGAGAGGTAGCGAGGTTTGCAGACATATGAAAATTTATGCAGTTCTCAATCATGACGAAACCATTATAGATATATCAAATGTTCCCTTTAAGCTTGATACAGAGGGCGCGTGGATCTATGATATCTCTTGCCATGAATGGGAATCCCTAGACCTGAACAAAAATAAATACGATTTTGAGGTATTTGAGTATCTACGTAGTTTTCTAAGCGGCCCAGAACAACCAGTAGAGTTAGATATATGAAAGTCTATCTTGTTCGCAGTCGTGATGACATAGTATATATCACAAGCATGCCCTATATATGGAATACCCCTATAAATCAATGGTGTTTTGACGACGATTGCAAAGAGGACATACATTTTACTAGGGAAGACTCAGATCGAGAGTTTTACCAGTATCTTCTAACTTTAGTCCCTAAAACAGAAGAACCCGTAGAGATAGAATTATGAAAATCTACTATATAGTATTCCCTAAGAATGTAGCGGTGTCTAATAAACCACTAGTTAAAAATGGAAACCTCTCATGGAGGTACGAAACTTATTGTGCTTATAAAAGTTTCAATACTACCAGCTACCCAGAGGAATATGAGTGGTTTGTGAAGCAGGCTAATGGCGAACAGTCAGTACTTAAAGAGTTAGAACTATGACACACGTATTTGTAGAAAAGATCAGGAAGTATCAGGAAGTATTGAAGGGTACTTCTATATACGTCGTTGACGTAGAGACTACTTTGATTAGTAAAGATAAGTATAAGACGGTCTATAATACTCCTCCTAAGTACGTCTGCCATGGTTGGGTAAATTGTACTAATTTTGATACACCCTCTATACTCTGGAATAGTGGAAATCTTTTTGATGGGTTCAAAATACACAGGGATTTATTGTTAGTAGGTCACAATATATCCTATGATACATTCATAGCCTCAACTGTAGCCTACTCTGGTTTCAAGGTTGGAGTATTTATATGGGATACCATGTTGGCAGAGTATCTACTGACTAATCAAATTGAAAGGATGCCAAGTTTAGAACAGTGCTGCGAGAATCATGGTATTGCCATGCGCAAGGACGAGGAAGTAGCACAGATGATGAAGGCAGGAGTCTGCCCTTCGACTATACCCAAGGACAAGCTAGAAGAGTACCTTAAGGGTGATCTGTTGATGACCAAGGAAGTCTTTAAAAAGCAGAGGGAACTGTTCTATCAACGTCCACCTGAATGGCAAGTAATGTTTATTAATCAAATGTTCTTTCTTGTCAATACTCTCCGAGCATCTTGTAATGGTATGAAGATTGATTCCTATTTTGTAGGAGCCAACAAAGGGCAACTAAGCTATGAAGTAGCTTGTCTTGAAGACGAACTTAAGAAATTTATGGGGTACAAGACCAGTACAGACCCTTCAATCTGGAATCCTGCCTCTAATACAGATCTGTCAGTGTTCCTGTATGGTGGCACTAAGAAGTGGGACGAACGAGTACCCAATGGAGTCTATAAGACTGGCATTAAGGCAGGGCAGACTAAATATAAGATTGAAAAGAGAGAAATCTTTAGTTCATCTTGGTTTCCCAAATTAGAGTCGGTGGACGAGTCCGCTCTTAAGGAGTGTCTGCGCTACGCTAGGCTTAAGGGTATAGTGTCCTACCAAGAGTTCCTAGAAAAGCTTATTGAGTACAAAGATACTAATAAGAATTTGAATACATACTTTGAAGGCTACATGAATCATGCAACTACTGACGGTTACATTAAGCCTAAGTACAATCATGGCTTGACGCCTACAGGCAGGTTGACATGCTCTGGTCCTAATCTACAGAATATTAAGGGATAACTATGAGAGTATATCTACAGAATTTCCAGAATATCTGGATTCTTTACTCAGATGAACCTATACCGCCTAATATTAAGGAAGAAGAGACTATCGATTATTCAAATCGATCCTTTAAGTGTCACATAAAAGATCATGAAGATATAGTCTATTGGGCTAGAAAGAAAATACCTCAAGGGGTTACGGTAGAGTGGGAGATATGAGCAACATTAAAGAGGCGTTTATCTCACGATTTGGGGACAAAGGATTACTAGTAGAAATTGACTTAGTTCAATTGGAAGTCATGGCTCTTGCCGAACTGACTCAAGATCCTGTCCTGATTACGGAGTTGAATAGTGGTGTAGACATTCATAGGATGAACGCCTCTATGTGGCTTAAGAAACCCCCGCACACTGTCACTGATGCAGAGCGTAAGAAGGCTAAGATCATGACCTTCCAGTTGACCTACGGTGCTGGTGCTAAGCGTATGGCGGAGGATTTAGGTATTAATACTGATGAAGCAGAGGAATTTATAGACGAATTCTTGAACAAATATAGTAATATTGCAGATTTTTTTAATGCTATTGGAAGGCACGTTAGAGCTTCACGTAGCTCTGTAGAGCCTGAGAATAAGAACCGTACTATGTCGGCTATCAATGTCCCGACGAAGAGGGAGTATACTGCTACCTATAAGCAGTCAGACTATGGAAATCATGATTGGCAACTAAGCCCTACAGAGTTCAAGAATTACCCAGTCCAAGGGTTTGCTACTGGTGATATGGTTCCTTTGATTATCAATATGATCATAGAAGACCTTGACACCCAAGGTGTACGGAACTATGATATCTGGGGTCAGGGAAACATATTGTTTATTAATACAATTCATGACAGTGCGATGTTTGATTGCCATGAGGATGATCTAGGGTATCTTCTAATTGCAGTAGAAAGAACCTTCCAGGAACTTAAGGACTCTTTCTTGACTCTATTCAACTATAAACTACAATTGAACTACACGTACTCTGCAAAGTTTGGACCTAACTGGAAAGACGTGATAGAGATTACTCGTGCTGACGTTAAAGAAATTATCAAGTAAAGGAAAATATAAATATGTCTAATATGCGTGCAGAAGGTGTCATCGAAGCTCTGACTAAGGATGGCAAGGGTTTTCTTATTGACGGTCAGTGGTACAAGTGCTTTACGCCCGCCATGATGAAGGCAACTAAGGGTGACTTTGTATCCTTCTCCTATAAGCAGGTAGAGAAAGATGGCCGAACTTATAATAACGTATCAGGCGTTGTGTCTGGTTCTGGTGGTTCTGGCACTGTTCCCAACAGCGGTACCGTTTCCAAAGTCGCAGGTGTGGGACCGACCCAGACTCGTGATCCTCTCATGCTTCCTGTTCTCCTTACTCGTGAACGGGCTATTATTCGGCAGTCTAGTCTCGCTCAGGCAGTGAACTATGGAAACTACGGGGAGGGTACTCAGGCGAACAAAGTTATGTCTGTAGACGACATTATCCGTGTTGCTCGTGAGTTTGAAGCCTATGCCTCTGGCGATCTGGACATTGAGACTGCCAAGCTGTCTTTGTCCATGGAAGATTTGGACGGAGCAAATGACTAATGGAATATGAACGCTTTGAGCGTTATGCTTGGGACAGTGTAGGAGAGGCATTCAAGGATCTTGGCGTAGATGGAACTAAACGCCTTGTTCTCGTAGACTCTGACTGCATTGTCTATCCTACTGCCTTCTCAAGGATTACTATGCAGGGCGTAGAGGCAGCACAGCAGGCGGCAGTAAACAAGCTGACCGCTTTGTTGAATACTCTCCCCAAGGGGGACGACTACAAGATAGTCCAAGTCTTTACTAGTAGTGGAAGCCCTAAGTATCGGGACCAGTTTATTAAGCAGGTTCCCTACAAGGCTAATAGGAAGACTATTACTGCCAAGCCCCCTGAGTATGTCAAGGAGATTACGGAGGCACTGACGGAGCATAGTGTCTCTATCTACTGTGATCCTTTGGTCGGTGAGGCAGATGACTATATCTCTATACTTGCAGAACATTTTGCGGGAGGTGCTTGTATCATAGGTTACGATAAAGATCTATTGCAGATCCCTGGATCTCATTTTAGAGGAACAGTAAATCCGGTAGAAGTCTCTGTTGAGGAGGGTGAAAGATTTCTTTATCGCCAAATGCTAATGGGGGATCAAGCTGATAATATACCGGGATTGAAAGGTGTAGGGCCAAAGACTGCGCATAACTTAATTCCTAACGAAATTCACCTACAGCACCAAATGTTTGACATAGTAGTTAAAGAGTACTGCAAACGCATGGAAGGGACAGTAGACGAGATTACAGACTATCTGTTTGAGACCGCCAACCTTCTCTATCTTCGCAGAGGCTTCGATGATCACTGGAATCCGCCCATAGTATGAGTAGGCGTCCAATCTTCGCTAAGAAGAAGTTTAAACGGACGGGTAGATTCCGATCCAACTTCGAATTGAATATTAGTAAACAATTGATAGAGGCAGGTGCCCAATGGAAATACGAGTTACATCGCTATGAGTACTTCTTACCAATTAACGGTGAAGTTATCTGCCAAACTTGCGGAAAAACTAAAGCTATTACCCGCAAGAAATATCTCCCTGACTTTTTCCTTTCCAATGGAGTTGTCATCGAGGGAAAGGGAAGATTTACTGTCCCAGATAGAAAAAAGCTCGAAGCAGTACGCAGATACAATCCAAGCCTTGATCTCCGAATACTGTTCTACTATGACCGCAAGGTTAACGCCAAAGGAGACAGATACTCAACTTGGGCGGAGAAACATGGGATACCTTGGGCTGTAGGTAAAGTACCAGAAGAGTGGATGCTTAATGCAGACCAACCCTTTCCTAGATCTTGGGATAAGGCATTCGGCAAGAAAGATGAAGTAGAAGCACCTAAACGTAGGAAGAGGAGAAATGAGTCTTAAAAACGCAATTTACAGTAAGTGTAAAGAATGTATTTACGACGAAGAGTCAGAAGGCACTTGGCTTAAACAAGTACGAGATTGCACTAGTCTAGCCTGTCCCCTGTACCCAGTTCGTCCGGGGCAAAACAAGGCGGATTTAAAAGGAAATTCCAATGTAAAACGGGGTATCCCGGAAGGTCTTAAGAGATATCAAGAGGCTAAGCGTGCTTCTAAAGTGTCGTAGTTGTGGTTTAGACCAACTCAGGGAAGAGCAAGGGTGTTGGGTCACTCTCTACGATATTTCACTGTGCAGTAAATGTAGATACATACTGGCGATTAGGATCAAGGGTAGTCCACAAGGTAAGGCATGGCCTACTATCAAAGAGATATTTGACTTGTACAAGGAGCCCCAATGAACACCGATGAACTGGTCGAGAAGATGCGTCAAGTCCTTGGCGATGCCTTGGCGAAGCAAATGGGCATTGGCTATTACTGCGTCACCGCAGAAACAGCCCGCGCCGCCCTGGCGGTCGTGCCGCTGCCGGAGTGGAGGCCGATTGAAACTGCGCCGAAGGATGGCGTATTCGTCCTAATTACAGATGGTGATGTCGTGCAGATTGGCTATTACGAGGATCACTTAACGGCGTGGAGAAGTGATGCGGACCAATGTCGATTGTGGAGCGATCCCACCCACTGGCAACCCCTCCCCGCCCCACCAGAGAGGGCTGGCAAGTGAAGCGGTACATCGTAGACGGCAACGTAACGGACACGCGCCACGTCGCGGGATTTGCTAGTGAGCGGCTGTTCGTGGATTACACCGACCACGCAGCCCTCCTGCGCGCAGTGGCCGATGAGGTGAAAGGCCTTCACCACCACCCGCTGTGCAATGCGGTGTACTACAACGACGGTCAAAAATGCACATGCCCCCGCGGCAAGGTGCTGGCGATGCTGGAGGTTGAGTGATGGCAACTGACAAGGAATCCTTGACGGCTCGATTTCGGGCTATGAGGTTTAACGACAACAAGCACCTAGGGCTAGGCGATGTCCGATTGACGCTATGGGAACAGGAGCAAATAGAAAAAGAGTTCGCCGAACTCGAAGCGCGCTTGGCGGTGGCTGAGGCTGAGCGGGATGCCGCCAAAGAATTGGCAGAAAGCCGCTGGGTTGAATTGGAGGCCCTTCTGGGCGAATGGAATCTGTGCGTAAAGCTGTCAGGCTCGCCCACGCACGGCGGGTTAGCCGGTCACGTAGGAAGACTACGCACGCAAGCCGCACAGACTGACGCCGCCCAATCCACCATAGCCGAACTTAGAGGGGCACTCACGGAGGCAATAGAGAGCATTGAGGACTGGTCTGGGTACGCCTCTCCATACTTTAGGGATAAGTATGACGTAGAAGGACAGATAGCTTCTTTACGTTCTGTTCTCAAGGAACATTAATGAAGTGGATCTTATTCCTATTATCGTTCCCTTGTTGGGCTGGTAGTACGTACCTGACGGTACATAAGGACATGAAGGCTTCAACGGAGATAATGTCAAGAGCCAGTAAGTTTATACAGATATGTTCTATACCAGTAAAGAATGTATCGAAGGGAGAAGTACTGAAGGCTCATAGCACTATGACTACTACCAACGATACTGGTTTGGTAGTAGGAGTAACGGCAGAGGTACACTGGTGTGATCCTAGAGCTCTTAAATGCTATCGCAGAATAGTCCAGACTGACAGTAACCAACGAGACGGAGGGAATGTAACACCACAGGAACACCATAAGGTATATAAACCTGCTGCAAGGTTGAAAGCTATTAGGAACTATCCTATACTCAAGGCTACGGCAGTACTTGTAGTTTACAGTACTGGTAAGGCAGTAGGCCAAAGACTTAATATTGACATGTGTGACATAGACTTGGAGAGGCAATTATAATGATCTACACTAATCTAATAGTGATGCTATTAAACATCTTTGTTGCGTGTTATAGCCTCAGTGTGTTTAAGAGTGTCTTTCACTGGACTTGTCTCTTGAATATCTATTTCGCCATTTGGAATGGCTACTATGTTTATTTAAATATCATTAAATAAGGGAAATTAAAACATGGCTAAGAAGATTGAACAGATTCCTGTCTACCGAGTATAATGTCTACTAATAATAAGATATTGGTCATTGGAGACGCCCACGTGACTAACAAGCAGTCACTACGGCGCTTCAAATGGTTGGCAGGGTACATTAAGCAGAGTACCCCGGACTACCTTGTAATTATGGGTGACTTTCTGACCCTCAACAGCCTGTCTGCATGGGACAGGGATAAGCGACTTCTCATGGAAGGCAGACGATTATCTCTAGAGATAGATGCAGGTAATAAAGCGCTTGACATTCTTTTGAATGATGTTCCTAGTAATATTAAATTAATCTTTATAGAGGGTAACCATGAAAATCGACTTACTCGTTACTTGTACACTCACCCAGAACTCGTTGACGAAAGAACGACTATCCCAAGTCTTCTTAAACTTAAAGAGAGAGGGTTTCAATGGGTGCCTTATCGCGGTTACACCAGTATCGGAGGAATCTACTTCACTCATATTCCCTTTGGAAAAGCAAGAGAAATCTCAGGTAAAGATATATGCTCGAAGGCCGAACAAGTAACTGTCAATAGCGTAGTCTTTGCTCATACGCATGAGCTACATACCTCTTGTGTCCATAAGGAAGGCCAGAAGCATCTTCAGCAGATCTTGAATGCCGGCTGTTTCTTTGAGGAGGACGAAGAGTATGTCCGAGGTCATATGACGAACTACTGGAAGGGGATTATTGAACTGGATAACTACTCATATGGTAGGTTTGATTTAAAGACTACTAGTATGGGAAGGTTGAAGCGGGAGTATGGAGGATGAGTAATAGAATAGAACAAGGCTGGAAGGTTCTTAATCAACTTAAAAAAGCCGGTTTAATAGATCCTACGACTTGGAGCCGCTCTAATGGCCCTCCTGTTGCCGTAGGAGGGGCTGTGGGGCGTCCTACGGGGTCTTCCCTTAAGGACAAGGATACAATCGTACAGGAGACAGTAGAGAGGCTCTCAGAGGCTATTGCAAAGCTATGTAATAGGTACAACCTCTCTGACTCTGTTCAGATGACTAGTGAAATAGATCTGGTAGAGACTGCCAACTATACGACAGTAACTTTGACTACTACTGTCGAATGGCTACCTAATCCCTATGTCTTTGTCGCAGTAGAGAAGGTTAAGACTAGTAATAAGACTAGTACTGTAAAGACTAATAACCTCTTTAGAGGTGCTACTACTTCAAGTAGTGTAGGTGGTAGTAATACGGTGACTACTCAACAGATGGAACAGATGCAGAAGCAGTGGGAAGATAGGCAGAAGTTGGAAGAGATTGCTAAAAAAATAGCACTGCTAAGTCAGCAGGAGCCTCCGTTTTGACTTCCGAATACTTCTCCTTAGAAGAACGGGAAGGTATTAAACAAGAGGTACTTGACAGGTACGATATTTACGATATACTGACTATCCTAGACCTTGAACTAGAGGTAATGTATGACAGACTAGAAGAAGATATTCTGGACAACCTTGACAAGTTGGAAATAGAACACGGTAAATATGGCAGTGAGCAAGACTAAGACAGGTGAGCAGATGGCTCTAGAGAAAGATTTACTAGTAAGTGGTAAATACGGATCTAGGAAAGAACGTTGTAAGAAACAGTACGACAGACATAAACAAGAGACGGAGTTAAAAGAGCAACTAGAGGATTTCTTTAAGCATGACAAAGTATAATATTCCCAAGCTAGTAGCCATTGGCCTACTGTTGACTATTGGTATCCCCTTTATCTGGCATTTGATGGTAGGTTAAGAATGACTACAATAAATAGATTCCGTACAGAGATAGGTGCCAATGTCTTCTTTCAGAAATATGCTCAGGGAGGGAATGACAGTTGGGATAACCTTGCTATCCGACTTGTTGACGATGTTTGTGGGACTATGGGTAACACTCTGCATCCTATACTTAGTAGTAGTGAGCGTGACCAGCTTACTCAATATATAAAGGAAATGAAGTTCATTCCGGGCGGTAGGTATCTTTATTATGCCGGCAGGAAAATCCATGCCTGGAATAACTGTTTCCTGTTGAAGTGTGAGGAAGATACTCGTGAAGAATGGGCTAATATTCTATGGCGTGCGAGTAGCTGCCTTATGCTGGGCGGTGGTATCGGGATTGATTATAGCGTTCTACGCCCTTCAGGTCGCACCCTATCACGTACTGGTGGTGTATCTTCTGGCCCTATTCCTCTTATGCAGATGGTCAACGAGACGGGCCGTTTCGTCATGCAAGGGGGTAGTCGTAGATCTGCTATCTATGCAAGTCTCAACCACAAGCACGAAGATATATGGGACTTTCTCAAAGTAAAGAATTGGGAGAACTACCCTGTAGCTGGCACGAATCTTGCAGAGGTTAAGAAAGACCATTTCAACTTTCCTGCTCCTCTTGACATGACTAATATCTCTATCAACTATGACAATAGTAACCTGATTCATCGATCTGGTACTGGACAGTTGCTAGAGTTCGATTATACTAACAAGGTCTTTCAAGAGAACTGTAAGCAGGCCGTGATGACTGGTGAGCCCGGATTCAGCTTTAACTTCGGAGCTAAGGAAAATGAAACGCTTAGGAATGCTTGCACAGAGGTTACTAGCGAAGATGATTCTGACGTTTGTAATCTTGGCTCTATCAATCTTGGAAATATTGACTCTTTGGATGAATTTAAGTCTGTGGTCTCCCTTGCGTCTAAGTTCCTTGTCTGTGGTACGATCCGCGCGGACCTCCCGTACGACAAAGTTAAACAAGTTCGCGAGAAAAATAGACGATTGGGTCTGGGACTTATGGGGATTCACGAATGGTTACTTAAGAAAGGATCGAAATACGAAGTAACTCCTGAATTACACCAATGGTTGAAGGTGTACAAAGATGAATCAGAGCAATCTGCAAATGAACATTGCGATAGATTGTATCTCAGTAGACCTGTTGCTTATCGAGCTATCGCGCCTACAGGTACGATTGGTATCCTTGCAGGAACAACTACGGGCATCGAACCTCTCTTTGCAGTTGCGTATAAGCGGCGTTATCTCACCGATGGAACCAAGTGGAAGTATGAATACGTAATTGACCATACGGCAGATTTACTAATAAAAGAAACTGGTGTTAGTCCTGATAAGATCGACACTGCATACAATATGGCAGGTGACTATGAGCGAAGAATCAAGTTTCAAGCAGACATACAAGATTACGTTGACATGTCAATTTCTTCCACCATTAACCTTTGTAAGTGGGGATCGCCAAACAACAATCCCGATACCCTCGATGACTTTACACGAGTTCTTGCGAAGTACGCTCCGCGTCTTAGAGGGTTCACGGCTTATCCAGATGGAAGTCGAGGAGGTCAGCCCATCACTGAAGTCTCCTATGACGAAGCCAGAGGACATAAAGGAGTCATATTCGAAGAGAACGACCCCTGTACCGGAGGAGTCTGCGGCGTCTAAGGAACTTTGGAGAGACATTCTATGAGATATGATCTTAGATATACGCTTGATGGTCTTAAAATAGAACCTCATTTTTGTAGGGATTATCATTGTGACGACTCTCACGGTTGGACTTGGGAGGAAGCTAAGGAAGCGGTTCTTAACAACATTAGGGCTAATCTGGAACGAATGTCTAAGATGACTGAGGACGATTATTTTAATTGACACAAAGCGGCTATAGCTCAATTGGATAGAGCAATGACCTTCTAAGTCATAGGTTGTTTGTTCGAATCAAACTAGTCGCGCCAACTTAATTTACTAGGAGTTATATATGAGTATTCTACTGTACATTTACTTCTCTCTTCTTAATATCTCCGTTCTGTGCGGAGTATTCGCAATCTCTTTCCTGCTTCCATACGGAATCGCTACGTCTATTATTTACGGGGATGAACTTGATACTTTTAAACCGTTGCATAAAACAGTGGGTAAGGTCTATTTCGTATTCCTTATGTTCACCATCTTCCTTGCCTCCATCCCTGACATTAAGCAAATGTCGATGATCTTTGGTATCCCTGCGGCAATGGAACTTAGTAAGAATCCTGACGTACAAAAGATTCCTCAGAATATCCTGAATATTATTAATCAGGAACTTGAGGGAAAGGTTAAGAAGCACGAAGACAAGAAAGAGGACAAATAATGGACATCGACTACTATACTCGGCAGATCCGTAAGTTTGCCATTTACCCTTCGGCGAGTACCGGCACTCTACAGGAGCTTATGTACCTCGGATTGGGATTGGGTGAGGCAGGAGAGATACAAGGTAAGATTAAGAAGTTGTACCGTGATGGTGACAGCGTAGATAGCCGTAAGGCTTTGCAGAAAGAGATTGGAGATTGCTTCTGGTATCTGTGCCGTATGTCCGATGCTCTTGGCATCGAACCTGGACAAATCCTAATGGAGAACTATAATAAGTTGGAGGATCGTATGGATCGTGGTGTCCTCGGTGGTAATGGTGACGACCGTTAAGGGGAACTAATATGTACATTCGTAAATGGTTGAATAAGAAGGAAGGTGTAGCCTTCATTGAAGTTAATATGTCCAATAAAAACGGTGGGGATATTGCTATCGGCGATTGCCGCCGTATAATCAACCTTGAATTCCATAAGTGGCACGAAGATAAGTATGGAACTACACCGGCAGTAGTGAAGAAACAGTATTCTGACATGCTGGAAAAATTTGACATTCTTATCAAGACTCTTCAAGCGGCGAAAGCCGAATACATGAAGGGTGAGAAGGAATGAATTTTACTAAGCAAAAAGTATACTACGTTATCTGGGATGACCATTGGAGTCTTCTGAACAAGTGGCAGATCGAAGAGAGCCTTGACGACTCTCCCGTAGAGGTTCATACTATTGGTTGGTGTCTTCGGGATAGTGATACTGTCCTACATATGGCAAGCACTGTAGACAGCGGTAATCAGTCCTTCGGAGGGCATATGGCAATCATGAAGTCTGCGATTAAAGAGGCATGGGAACTTACTAATGTCTGACAGTAATGTAGTCAAAGTATCAGATTTATTGATTAGTAGAGCAAACAGAGGGCTGATAAAGTATGGAGTAACTACTGAACGAACCGACCTTAATGTGCTAGAATGGCTACAGCATCTTCAGGAAGAGTTGTTGGATGCAGCAGTATACATTGAACGATTGAAACAAGAGGTAAAGTAATATGATTAACAAGAACCGTACCCTGACTGTCCGTGCTAAGATCCTGCGAGTCCTGAAGGGTCGCAAGACCGCTCTCAGCACCAAGGAGCTTGCCATGAAAGCGGGTGTCAACCATAGCAGTGCCCGACGTGAGTTGAGTGCTCTGTATCGTGGTTTCATGGCAGACAGGCGCTTTGAGAAGGGCGAAGCCTTCTGGACTCGTGGTATTGCTTTGAACTAAAAGAAAAACCGGCATATAGCCGATCTTCTTGAGCTTATATTCAGGGGTCTTCGGACCCCTTTTCTTTTACTTAGAACAATCCTTACTCACGAACTTAGCTTTGTCTCCGTTGTATCTAAGACAACCTTCAACTGTTCCTTTGGCTACTACTCTAACGCCTCCTACGGTCCCTGAAGCCTGTTGCAGATAGTTACCGTTACCGCCATACTCTGTCACCCTAAGCTCATTGTCAGGGTTGGTGACTGAGGCACATCCACCGAGGACTAAAAGACTTATTAGTAGATATTTCATATTAGTATGCTCCGTTAGCACCCTCAAACATTAAACCACCCAATGCACCCGCCTTTGGATCTATACCCAAAGAATCATAGGACGGAGGGTTGGTCATATTCTGGCCTGTCTCCGACATCATTGCTCTCCTGAGAGGTTTAGAAAGCAGATTTTCCTTAGCAGACCTTGCAGCAAGACCACCACCAATGGCTATTGCGGCAGTACCGATGCCAGGAGGCAATCCAAGAGAGTAGGCCGCTGATCCTGCGAGTGCTGCACCAGCAAAATGCTGGAAAGGAACACTCTCATTTGGCGCTTCAGCTTTGGGTTTCCCGAGGGACCCGAACTTAGCTGCTTTCAGCAGATCTCCTTCCATGTACTCTCTATTGTCATACATCTTACCAAGCTTAAAGAGATCTACATCACCAGTAGCACCTTTCATTGCATTTTCAATAGTATGAGATATTGCAATCTGCTTACGGGCAGCACGGTAGTTTGCAAGTAGTTCAGGAGGAGCACCAGCACTGATTGCGGCTCTCTCTAGCTCGTCCTCAATAGCAGCAGCTATATCTCTCTGTGCATGGCCTAAGTCAACTCTTTCAGGCTTGGAACTCTTAAGATTGAGAGACGAAGCATCACGGAGTTTACGTATTTGCTGGATAGCGTCTTTAGCGTCAAAGTCAGCTACAGTTACCTCTTTCACCAACTTCTCTATCTTTGAAGGGACACCCTGACCAAAGGACGTGTTCTTGAATTTGTCTTCAACCTTAATCAGATCATTGAGGTAATCAGTCCCAGTAATAAATCTTCCTGTGCCCACTAATGGAACGTACCCATTTTGGTAGGCATCAGAGCGGACTCTGTTTAGAACTCTTCCAGACAAACTCTTGACTGCTCCAGTAAGACCAAGAGCGTCAATAGCTACTTCATTAGTTCTATGTTGATTAATCCGCAGTGCAGTCTTAATCATCTCCGGTCTACCAGCGAAGTTAGCAATTTCCCCTTCGGGAACCACAACCATCCTTAGATCTCTAGCACCTTGAAGGGTCTCATCTCTAGTTGCGTTTCTACGAATTGCTTCATCACGAGCTTTATTTAAAGCAGAAATTTTAGAACCCCCTAACGGAGCTAGAAGTGAAGTAAGGAAACCAGCGGTTTCACTACCTGTAGCCTCTGTAACACCTTGGCCTGCCAGTGCGGACACTCCCCCAACCAAAGCTTGCTTTGCAGTACCCCCCGCAAGACTTCCTGTTGCAGCCTGAAGACCTGTATCCACCATCTTCTGTTCAGGAGTCATCCTTCCTCTAAGAGAGGGATCTATAGCGCCCTGATCAGTTAAATAGTCTTTCGTTCTATCAGGAGGGGTTGTCATTTCTCCCGTATCCGGTGCTATCTCTCCACCGTAGACATTTACGTTTCCGGGTCCAAAAGCAGCGTTGCCTAGTTCAGCAGCAGTCTTGCCAATGTTATAGACATTCTGAGGAAGATTAAGTATCTCATCTGCAATGCCAGCAGCACCCTTGATAGGTGCCTGCTCCACTACATCGGACCATTCTGCTGACCCTTTAGTCTTGGACAACTTCAGTTTAGCTTCGGCAATTGCGATTGCCTGCTTCTGTTCTAGTGTAAAGTCATCTGCCATTTTTGTTCCTTACTTGAACAAAGCTTTTTGTTCAGGAGTCATTACATTCCATACGTCTGGACGAATACCTGCCGGAATATTCTTTTCTACTTGTTCTTTTGTCTTATACTTCTTTGGTGTAGGTATCTCAGGTAACGGTACAGGATCTACATTGACTCCCAACCCTTTCAAATCGTTTAATCTAGCAGGAGGTAGTGTTGCTAATGTATCATTCCAGTTTTGTACGAAGTACCTTTGACCTTTGATGGACCGTCTTGCTATTTCAGCAATAGTTTCCTTAGTAAGCGAAATCTTACCAGATCTAGCCCTTTCAAGGTAATCTCTATCATTCTGTGTGAAACCCTGCCCAGTACCAAGACCTGACGTTTCAATCATAGAAAGAGTTTGGTCAGCCAAACCAGACACCAGATTATCTGTCTTAGTAATACTTTCGCTATTATCTGCCCCAAGGATATTCAGTCCTTTGGCAATACCCAGTCTAATATCTGATCCTGGACCTACATAAAGATTAGGATCTTCAAGAATGGCAAGAGTACGTTGAGCCTTGTCAATAACTTCTGGAACAGCACGGACTGTCTTTCTTTGTGCAAAAATATCTTCGGCGGACTTATCTGCTGCCTTTTCCAGAAAATTCTTTTCCCCTGGATTCATAATCGTAATTGGGTTTTGCGGATTAGCAGGAGAAGGTAAGCTATCAGCGTTAATATACCCTTGCGCCTGCAAAGCTCTTGCCTGTTGCAAGGCAGTAGGGTCAGTCATATCAATAGTCACTGCCCCCTTGGCTCCCTTAGTAGTGCTATTACCCGGGACAAGAGTAAGAATGTTACTAGTAGTAGGATTCTTGCCTTGCTGTGCCTTAAGCATTGCAGCTTCGGCAGCAGTACGCTGTACTCCAAGAGTACCTTCATCTACACGCATCTTACGTTCCACAATGTCATGGTTCTGGGCAATGTTCATGACATTCTGGGCTTCATCTATAAGCCCGTACTTCTGCAACGTCTGTGCAGCTACTTTGTAATAGTCCTTGGGGTTCGATGCCAGATTAATGCCCATGCTCTGTGCCTGGGCTTCAGCCTCCTGCTGTGCAGCCTGTAGCTTCTGTGCCTTAGCCTGCATTGGGTCTTGACCACCCAGTGCTCTACCTGCAATACCACCTAGCGCCTGCCCTGCCATTGCGCCTGCCGCAACTGCACCCCTACCTGCTGGCAACTGTGCCCAACCCATTGCATCCTGCTGTCCCTGTTGGGACTGCATCATTGCAACTTCTTCAGGAGAAGGTCCAAACAACGATTGTCTTGTGTCTGCCATATTTAACCCTTAAGCCGGAAGATCTACAAAGTAGCCATTAGGAGTCATTGTAGATCTATACTGATTCCTGACATTGTTGGCTATTGCACTGTTGTTACCCACACCTGTCAGAAGGTTTGAAGCAGTACCACCCAAAGTACTCCAAAAGGCTGCCGAAGCGTCAGCGGCGTTGTTAGCGGCCAACCAAGGGTACTGGTTAGCGTTTGCATTGGCAGAGCTAGCAGCCTGACCACCATTGAGACCCTGATTAATGAAACCATTAGGGCTATTCAACAAACTGTGATATGCAGCGGCAGACTTCATGTACTGATTGAACAATCTATCTGACTCACTTGCCCCGGCCTGCTGACTCTGCAATCTGAGTGCCTGATCCTGAAGATTGTTAGCCATGTCTGCGGAGTAGATGTCATTGGCACCGACAGTACCACCCCACTGCCCTCTGTTATAGACATCAGACAGAAGGTTATTGTTGGCGGCAGTTACACCCGGAGCCTTGAGATTACTCAGAGTATTGTACATATTCTGCGAATAGTTCTGAGGATTAAACTTGTTAAAGGCAGTCAATTCCTGTCCCATGACAGAATTATAGTTACCTAGTAATTTTTGTGCTGCCGGACTCAAGGCGGCAGTTGCAGTATTGTTCTTGAACGTGGCAGAACCACCAGGGGTACTGATATTGTACGGAGTAAACTTAGAGTTCTCAAAGGCTCTATTAGCTGCCGCAGTCTGGGCATCTATTGCCTGCTGCTGCCCAAAGTAATTCAGACCACCTTTGATTGCATCCCCTAGGAAGTTACCGCCGCCATAGTCAAAAGCGTTGGTAAAATTCTTAATCGGACCCATGAAATCTGACAATGCACCCATACTACCTCCAGCATTAGCTGCGCTTCCGCCAATATGCGGTACAATAGAACCTGCCGCACTTCCTACACTACCTATGCCCCCTAGGGCACTGCCACTACGAACAATAGAAGGATTGAGGGAAGCACCCACGTTGTGTAGGAATGCACCCGGATGAGATAGGGCAGATCCCCAACCACCTGTAGATGCTGCTGCACCCTTCAAACCTTGGGCTAGTTGCCCAGATCCATAACCACTTAAGCCACCTAGTACTGCACCACTCCAACCACCCTTAAGACCGCCAGTAAGGGCACCAACGGCAGGAGCTAGGAACTGTCCACCAGGGACAAACCCTGCACCAATAGTCAGAGCAGGACCGAGAATCTGCCCAAAGGCAGAGTCCCAGAAGGTATTCTTATGCTGTTGGCTTCTGCCGCCTTCTCTCAAACCCCAGTCAAGTGCTCCGGATACAGTCTGATCTGTCAAACCGGCAGGACGAACACCAGTCTTGTAATACTGATTGAATAGCGAAGCCTGTTGAGGATTCAATCCACCTGCGTTGGGAGTAGTAGTCCATCTACCAAGATTCTTCCAAAGTTGGGCGTTACCACCTTCTTTACTAGTAGAGTTAAGTCTAAGCTTGTCCAGTCTTGCATACATGTTCTGCGGGGTAATGCCCGCCATTGCAAGACCTGCACCACTTTGGGTAAAAGGTATGTTTTTGGCGTCAAGAGCCATTAGGCTATTCTAGCTCCACTGAAGTGCATAGAAGCAAAAGAACCTACTGAATCAAGCGTTACGTCAGAACCAAGCTGGTGTCGGCACCAGACTTCGATATAGTCTGTGGCAGTCAACTTACCTACCCAAGAGAGATTGAGAGTAGCAAAGGTAGTACCACTAGTAGACTCTCTTACACCTGCAAGCTCAGTACCACCATTCTTTCTAAACCATACAAACATGAGAATACCGTCTGTAAGGTTGGTAAGGGTCTGTACCGTTGCGGTAAACAGATAGTAACCAGTCTCACCCGCAACGAAACGGCTATTTGCCGTATCGTAGTCAGAGCCAAGGTCATATACCTCTGTAGGATAGATAACCTTAGTGTTGGTGCCAGAGACTACAAAAGTCTGGTCACTGGTGGGAGTAGCGTAGAATGCAGAAGCCCCTGCAACAGAGATATTCGCCTTAGCAGATTCAGTTGAAGGAGTGTCCAGTTTACTGGCAATGGCAGTAGAGATAGCACCAAATTCGGTGTCCATGTCAGCACCAAGAATCAGTTTACCCGAGTCTCCTGTAGGAAGAGCATCCTTCGCCGAGAAGTCAGTACTTTGCGTATAGTTTGACATGGTTACCTCGCTGTTCTACCTTTCTTCAGGTAAATGTCAATTCTCTGAAGACTAAATGCTTGTGAAGAAATAGGCATGGAAACACCTATCTGCATAACTTGACCACTGGAAAGCATATGTGCCTTCTTCTGAGTAAGTGTCAGACTAGTGGAATAACCGAATTCAGATACCCCATACTCAGATCCAGAGGCACCCCACTCTGAAGTGTTAGCACCAGAAGCAGGAAGACTAACGTTGTAGTTGTTATAAATTGGGCTAAAGTCAAAACCCCAAGTCACTGTGTAACTCTGCCCAAGACCACCAATGGTAAATACTACTGCTTCTTTGGGTATCTTAATAAAAGCACCGGACTGGGAGCCGTCAGCAGCGCCCAAATCAATCCAAGGACCCAACCACGAAAAGGTGTAAGAGACGTTATTGTCCGAATAACCGTTGTAGTACCCTACAACTCTATTGTCACTATCCGCAGTGTTCTTAAATCCACCATACATGACCTGATTACGGCCATAGGCTACAGAGAAAGCATTCCAACCAGACCATTTAGCAATTCTGGCATTGTCCAGATCGAAAGAATTGGAACCAAGGATATTCTGTGTCTTGAGACCTTTTAGGTCTACGACAAAGCAGACATGATCTGTACTCTCGGGCATTACTAGTAAATAGAATCCCTGTTCTGCATTGTAGCAACTACGGATAGTCAGTTCGTTGCCAGAGATATATGAGACAATCTCATCACGTGCCTGAGCACCTACTTCCTGTACGGGAATCTTGGCACCAGTACTACGTTCTGTCGTCAGTGTTCTGGTGAGACTTCTAAGACCTGTTTCAGACAGAAATATAAGGTCATTACCAAGACCTTGAACACTATCTCGTGCTATACAACCCACACCTTCAATCTTGTCTACGAGAGTCAGAGCACTTGACGGAGTGAGTGTGCCGCTGTACAAAAGGATATTACGTCTGCCAAAGACGACAAGATAGTCTTGGTACATTGCCAATGCGACTATAAAGTCGCCATTTCCGGGCCAGTAGTATCTAGTGTCAATACTTCCTGCACCACCGCTATTCCATTGGGTCTCGTTGAGGAGACCGCTGTACTTGATAGTAAGATTATCTGACGTAGTAGCCCAGACTCTACCCCAAGCTACCATACAACAGTCCCCTGTAGGGACAGATCCAGTAGAAGCTACAATGGCAGCGAAGTCGCCAGGAGTACCGGCAGCTACAGTAGAGACAATAGGGCTGTGGCCTGTCTGCCAACCAAGAATCTTGGTATTAGTACCATCATTCCAGTTCACAAACTGCCATCTATTTGCAGTAGGCGCTAACGCACCCTTGATACTAGTGAGTGTAGTAGTACCATAATAAATGTTATTGTTAGAGGTACTAATAAGGACGGTGTTAGTCCCGTCCTCAAAACAGTGCAATTGCTCTATATCATGAGCACCCGGAGTGCCTGAAGTAGTAAGCTTGATCCAACCCTTTCTAGCTGCAATGCGCCCTGCATTGTCAAAGACTGCATTAGTCAGTTCTGCTGCCCAAGAGGCATCCAGAAGGTTGCTACTGTCAACAGTATTGAGTCCCTTACTTCCAGGATTTTGGAATGTGACAGGTATTAGAGGAGTAGGCATTAATCAGCGTACCAAGTAGTGTTGGTGTGCCCCAAGGCAGCATCTCTTGCAATGTACGTACCTAGCATGGTCTGGTAGTTCATATAAGCTTCTTCGACAGACAGACCGCCATCCTCGCCTCTTTCAGAGACTGCTTTCCAGAGAGCACAGAGATAGACTGGCATCCAAGGACAAAGGATTACGTCTCCATCTGCGCCTGTATAGAGACTATTCCTCTTGATATAGACGGTGACGCTATCTGCGTCCGTAGGAGTAGGATAGAATCTCAGTTGCGGATCTCCATTGGAATCCACCCCGTAAATGCCACAATTGGCAGGAGAACTAGTAACAGTAGATCCGAACTGACTATTGATATAGTCAGATGTAACCGGGTAATTAATTGGATAATTCTTTGTGTCATTCCATACGGTATCCACAATAAAAGTATCCCCTAAGTCCGGCAGAGAGTACGTATGCGTACCTCCTACAAGAGTTAGGGGAACAGTATTATTCAGGCAATTCCAAGACCAAGCAGTTTCTACTTCGTCAACAGCTTCCTTAACTAGCAATTGTACTAGCTGAACATACTCACTTGCTCCGCTGAGTGACCCTACCCGGTTTTCTCGCATCCGGGTTAGAATCTTGTTCACCATCGCAAGGTAGGTCATTGGAGTTGACGCCATTCTCTTCTACCTCTTCAAACTCTATTGAGTAAAATCTGCATGTCTCTCTTATATATCCGAATTTGTCTTCATCGAGGATTCGAATAAGTTTACTAGTCATAGTATTACCAGTTGGGGCGACCAATAAGGATACGAACTACTGCGTTGTTAAGGTCATCCACTGCGTAGGCACCAACGTCG